GGAAAGTATCTGTGTTGACGATTATCAACTGGAGATATGTAAGGTATTACAATTTCTTCACTTGCCCATTCTAATACATTTGCATTCTTATCACAGTAAACCATAAACTTTCTTTCCCATAATGATCGAAATACTATATTAGTAGGATCACCTTTATACTTGTGAGGAAAAGTTGGATAATACTTTCCTTTATAAGCCATCTAAATAGAAATGATATAATACATCTATTTAGAGTGTCAGCTCCAATTCCAAAGAAAATATCTCAAATATTACCAAAGTTTCAGAATGTTGCTCAAAGTTCTCATTATCTGGTTAAGTTTGGTTTGCCTGGTGGCGGTTTACGAAAAACATTAAGAAGTAAAGGTGTAGATTATAGATTTCATACACATGATATAGGATTACTTTGTAATTCTGCAGTTTTGCCTGGATCTACTTTTGCTACAGAAGTAGTTCAAGGTGAATTTCAAGGTGTAACTGAGACGATACCGCATACAAGAAATTTTACTAGAATTAAATTAGAGTTTTATGTAGATAATGAATATAGAACACTTAAGTTCTTAGAGCATTGGATGGAATATATTACAGGAGCATCTTCAGCAGATTCTGCTGCTGGTGGATATAATTTTAAATTAAATTATCCAGAGAGTTATAGATCGCAGACAACTAAGATAGTTAAGTTTGAAAAAAATTATCGACAAAATATGGAGTGGAATTTTGTAGGATTATATCCTATTGCATTAGATTCTACTAGAGTTCAGTATCAAAGTTCTCAAGTATTAAAAGCAAGTTGTGCATTTGCCTTTGAAAGATATGTTTGTGGAAGAGCAGATTCATTCTCTCAAGCTAAAGGTGTTGCTAAGAATACAACAGGACCTTATGCTGAAGATGCTGCAGCACATAAACAAAAAATCCTAATGTTAAATCCATCTACTCCTCCGAATGATCAAAGAGTGGATGAATTGAAAAAGAATTCTTCTGTGAATAAAAAAGATCAAGGTATTGAAACTGCATCGTATTGGAATGATCCTCTTTCTTCTTTCACCGTTAGTGAAGGATTTTTCACTGCAAAATAATTTTAAATTACCTCTATAAATAAAACTACTTGAACTGAGCATATTATGCCTTTACCAAAAATTGCGACTCCTTCTTATGAGTTAGTTGTTCCTTCTACCAAGAAGAAAATTAAATATAGACCTTTCTTAGTTAAGGAAGAAAAGGTTTTGATTATTGCTATGGAGAGTCAGGACAATAAACAAATAGCAAATGCTATTAAAGATGTTCTTTCTGCTTGTATTTTGTCTAGAGGTGTGAAAGTTAATGATCTTTCTACTTTTGATATTGAATATCTATTCCTCAACATTCGTGGTAAGTCTGTTGGAGAAGAAGTTGAAGTTATGGTTACTTGCCCAGATGATGGGGAAACACAGGTTCCTACAACTATTAATTTAGATGATATAAAGGTCAACATTAATGAGGATCATACTCCAGATATTAAATTAGATGATCAATATACTTTGAGAATGAAGTATCCTTCTATGGAAGAGTTTATTAAAACTAATTTTTCTATGGATGGAGATGTGAATGTTGATGATACATTTAAGTTGATTGCATCATGTGTTGAACAAGTTTATTCTGAAGAAGAATCTTGGGCTGGTGCTGATTGTACAAAGAAAGAATTGTCTGATTTTGTAGAATCACTTAATTCAAAGCAATTCAAAGATATTGAAAAATTCTTTGATACTATGCCTAAATTGTCACATACGGTTAAGGTGACTAATCCAAAAACAAAAAAGGAAAATGAAATAGTGTTGGAGGGTTTGCAAAGTTTTTTCGCATAAGTATGTCTCATGAAGATCTTGAGTCATACTATAAAATTAATTTTGCTTTGATGCAACACCATAAATATAGCTTAACGGAGTTAGAAAATATGATGCCTTGGGAAAGAGAAATTTATCTCGCACTCCTACAGCAATATATTGAAGAAGAAAATTTAAAGCAACAACAAAATGGCTGAACCCATTCAATCACCAATAGGAGGAGGAATCCGTGCTGTTAGAAACACAGTTTCTAGTAGTATATTTACTGGTGGTGGTGTTGTAAGACAAAGACAAGATTCTGTAGCAGCAAATGCAACAGTTAGAAATTCTGCGTTATTGGGTGGTATTGCATCTCAAGTTAGTAATGTAAGTCAACAGACAATCGAGTTAAATAAGTCTTTACAAATTATTTCACAAAGTTTAGCAGTTGGTGCTAATTTAGATAGACAAAGAGAAGCAGCAAATGCTCAAAGACAAAGGAGGTTAATAAGTCAAGGATTAGCAGATGCAAATGAGCAAAGCATAGAGAGTAAGATTAGAGATTCTTTAATGGAGCCTGTTAAGAATATAGGTAAGAAAGTACAGTTTGGGTTAGGTAAATTAGTTAATGTATTTTTTATATTAGCTGGTGGTTGGTTATTAGAAAAAACAGTTAATCTGCTTAAGGCATTATCTGGTGATAATCAAGAGAAGTTTGTACAGATAAGAAATGATTTAATAAAGGGATTATTAGTAATTGGAGGAACGGTTGCTCTCGTTACCGCAGGAATGGGAGGTCTGACCATAGGTATAGGCAAACTCGCTTTGGCATTAGGGTCAGTTGCTCTTGGTGGTATATTAATAAGACCATTAGATAAATTAAAGAATGCGATATTTGGTGTTGCCAGAAATGCAAAGGGAATGCGACCACCTACGGGAGGTGTTGTACCAGGAGGTACACCAGATACGAAAGTAAATCAAAAAGGACCTAAAGGTAGTACTCCTATTGGATCTAAACAATTCCAAAATAAAGGGGCTGGTACTCTTAATAAGGTTTCAGTATTTGTTACTTCCATGTTTGGCGTGAAAAATGTACTTGAAGGGAAACCTTTCCAGTATGAAATTTTTGATCAAGCTGCAGGATGGGCTGGTGCTAGTGCTGGAGGTAAACTTGGTTCTAAAATTCCTGGACCTCCTTGGTTTAAAGCATTAGCAGGTGTAATTACTAGTATAATTTTCTTCCAAGGGGGTTATGGGGGTAGGCAAAAGGTATCAGATATAGTTGGTGAAGATAAATTAAATGAACTTCAAGAGGAATTGAAATCAGGTAATGTAATGCCTGGAATGATGAGTCCTGTAACGGATCAAGATTTACTTAATGAGATTGAAAATCAGAGACCACAAAGAGAAGATTTTAAGATAGGTGGAAGTGGAACACGGGAATATGAGAGAGCTTTAGAAGAATTTGAAGCAGATAAAGGTGGTAGAATAGAAGAATTAAAAGGTAGAATTGAAGCACAGAAAAATCAAGCGAATGTTGATCCAATATCAAAGCAAGAACCAAAGATTGACGCAAAGAATCTTAGAGAACAGAAAACCTCTAGTTTAAGTAAAAAGTTGGGATCTTTGGAGGATCCTAAACCTAGTGTAATTCCATACCCCAATATAGGTGGTGGTGGGGATCCTAATGGAGCAAGTGGAAATGTTGCTGCTGGTGCTGTTGGTGGCGGTGTTCCTGTTATACCAGCATCAAATATAGATAATAGTTATGTATTTCTTGCGTTTAAAAACTATCAGGTAGTTCCAACATAACATGGATCCACAAGCTTTAGTACAATCAACCTCTAGTCTTAATAATATAAGTAGATCATTTAATGGTCTTGCTGCTGGTATTACACGTTCTAGTTTTTTATCTAGATCTATTGCTAAAACTGTTAAGACTGATAATATAGGTAAAAAGAAACTTTTAACATCTGATGCTACTTATTTTAGGAGAAGAAGAGAATCATTTTTAAGGAGGCGAAGAGAAGATCAACTTGAAGCATCTACAGTTAATGGTGCATCAAAAGCAAGAGGAAAGGCTATAACAAATACTGGAAAGGGAGTTCTAGGTCGAATACTTAATTTTCTTGGAATTGTTTTGATAGGATTTGTGGTTCAAAAATTACCACAGATTCTAAAAGGTATCACTACAATAATTAAGAGGATTACTCAGGTAATTCAAATTTTTAAGGGATTTGTAAATGGTATAATTGGTGTCTTTGACAGTATGTCTAGTAGGTTGGATCAAGTAATTGGAATGCTTCGTTTCTGGGATTTTGATAAACAGAAAGATGAGGCAGAAGATGCTTTCCAAAATGTTACTGATAAACTTAATAATTTGAATACAAGTTTCATTCGTGGTGTTAATAGATATCAGGATGATAAGAATTTGGATGAAGAGATAGAAAGAATTGAGGCTGAATCGCAACAGAAAGAAAGATTCTTTGGGGGTACAGACGATCCAGGTGCAAAAAACCAATGGTGGGATTTTCTTGATATGTTCCCAAATAAAAATAAGACAGAAGGGGAAGGTAATGAAGATGGTGAAAAAGATGATATTAAAGAAGAGGTTAAGAATGAAGTTTTAGAGTATTTTGAGGGAGGAGAAATTAAGGCTGGTCAAACAGCACTTGTGGGTGAAGGTAAGGATGGTAAATCTAAGGATAGGGAATTATTTGTTCCTAAACAGGATGGATTTATTCTTCCAAATAATATAACTGAAAAATTAATGGAAGCATCTAGTTTCTTAGAATCTAATAAATTGAAAAATAGCATGAAATCAACTGCTGAAAACTTCGATATCGGTACTATGACTGATATGATGAAGGGATTTAGTAGTGTATTGGATAGTATGAGTGAAGTTGAAGATCCTTCTAAAAATATTGAAAGTATTGGTGAAGAATTAAAAACAACTCTTCAATCACAAATGCGTGGACTTGTTGAGAGTGGGGAATCTAAAAGTGTAATTGATTCTATTAAAGGTATTAGTAAATCATTAAAACCTGAAATGGAAGGACTTGCTTTTGATTTAAAGGATATTATTGATGATTCGGATATTAAATCTTTATTTGAATCTACAAAGACAGATTTTGATGGTATTATTAAGGAAATAACACCAGAAAGAAAAGGTCAAAAAATCATGATGCCTCCACCACCAGGATTAGGAGCAGATGCTCAATCTAAGAGTACACCACAACATAGTGGTGGTATATCTAAAGCAGTATCAAAGGGTGGTGGTGTAAATATAAAGGAATATCATAAACATTTAACAACGTTAATTACGTCATATACTTAAATGGAAGCATTAAAAAGATCGATATACGAAGAGATTATAATTGAATCAACAGATGGTTCAAAGACGATTGATATTGCTCCTGGTACTGTAATGATTGATTATTATGAGGATATATTTTCACCAACTCTTACTGCTAAATTACAAGTTACCTCTGAAGGAAATACTGTAGAAGGAGATGATGGTGAATTACAATCAATCTATAATGGTCTACCTTTGAGAGGTGGGGAGACTGTTACTATAAAGATTAAGGGTAATAGTGATAATAATCCAGGAATGGATTTATCATTCTTTGTATCTAGTATTAGTAATGTAATTAGTAGAAAGAAATCAGAATCATTTACGTTAAATTTGGTTTCTATTGGTGCAATAACTAATGAAACATCTAGAGTTGGTAGAAAATATCCAACATCTAATAAGATATCAGAATCTATAAAGGATATAATTAAAAATTATTTGATGGATCAACGTGAGGTTGATGTAGATCCAACTCAAAATGTATATGGATTTATCGGCAACATGAGAAAACCATTTACTGTTTTAATGTGGTTGGCATCTAGAGCAGTTCCTGAATCTGCAAAGGACAGTAGTACTTCAGGATATCTATTTTTTGAAACTAAAGATGGATTTCATTTTAGATCTATTGATAGTTTAATAAATTCTGAACCTGCTGCAAGATATTATTCAACTGAAGTTATAAAACAAACAAATACTGATTTTAAAATTATAAGATATAGTACATCTTTAAATGAGGATGTATTAGGTAAACTTCAAAGAGGTGCTTACTGTAGTTACAGAATATTTTTTGATCCATTAACTTTCAGTTATACAGACCCACTTAAAGGTCCATTTACGTCTGAAAATTATGCTAGTAAAGATCCAAAAAAAGGTAAATCTTCAACTTTAGGTAAAGGTGTTAAATTGCCAGGTAATTTGGGAAATACACCTAGTAGATTTGTTACTGCTATTATGGATAGGGGAACTATGGAGAAGGGTGTATCTAAAACAGAAAATGCTGATCCAACTTTTACACAATCTCAAGCACTTATGAGATATAATTCTATATTTTCTCAAAAACTTAGTATGACAGTACCTTCTAATACCAATTTAAAGGCTGGTGATATTATTGAATGTGAATTTGCTCTTGCTTCTGCAAAAGACACAGTTGATACTGAGCAAAGTGGTCTATATATGATTAAAGAACTATGTCATCATTTTGATCCAACAGGATCTTATACTTCATTAACATTAATTAAAGATACATACGGTACTAAAGAAAAATGATAGAAGAGTCAATATTAAAGAGTAATTTTGTAGGAAGAGATGGATTCAAGTGGTGGATTGGTCAGATTGCACCAGAGGAATGTCAAGGTGGTCAATTAAATCAAGTTGTAGATACAATACCAGCTCCATTACCACCTGGTGCTAAACCTGATGATTATGACCAATCCGATCCTTGGGGTAATAGAATTAAGGTAAGGATCATGGGATATCATCCTCAAAATCCAATTGAATTACCTGATAAGGATTTACCTTGGGCTCAGATTTTATTACCATCAACTGCAGGATCTGGTGGCGGTGGTGTTTTTAGATCGACTAGATTAACTCCAGGTGATAGTGTATTTGGTTTCTTTCTTGATGGTGATGATGCACAATTACCTGTAATATTGGGAATATTTGGTAGAGCTTCAAGTCCAGTTAAACTTGGACCTTATAAACGACCATTTGAACCTTATACTGGATATACTAAAAAGAATCCACCAAGTGCTTATTTTTTAAATAAGGAAGTTGGTGATCAATCAGGACCTAGTGCTACTCCATTACCTATTGATTTACCTAAGGAAGTTGCTGATAAGGTAAACACAGCTAAACTTAGTAAATTAATTAGTAAATTTGGTCAAGAACTTGGTGAAATTGAATTTGATAAACAAAAGATACAATCTTCTTTTACTGCTTTAGGAAGTTTGATTGATAGTCCTACGGTATCTCAAGGCATATCGACTATGAAACTTGCCAGTAGGCAAATGAAGACTGAAATGAAAAATATGCAGAAGGATTTGAAAATATTAACAGATTCAATTGATAAGGATGCTATTAAAGCTCAGTTTGCTGATGTTCTTGGTGGAATTGATACTGATGCATTTAAAGCAAAGGCAGAAGAACTTAAAGGTATAGTAGATGTAAAAATAAAAGAAAGAACTGCGAATGCGAAGGCACAAATTAAAGCATTAGGTGGTGGAATTGCTAAGGATATGATGGGCAAATTGCAAACTGAAGTTGCTAAGAATGCTAATGAAGGAATAAAGAAAGTATATGATGTAGAATTTGCAAAAGAATTTGCAAAAACTAAGAGTAGAGCTAAGGCAAAAATAAAAGGTATTGCAGAGCAAGCAGCATTTATTAAACCACTTAAATCTTTCCATTCAGGTCTTCCTTGCATTTTACAAAATGCTATAGGTGGCATGGGTGATGCTATTGATGGAATAATAGATCAGTTAGTAGATAATGTGACTAATTTTACTGATTGTATTATGGATCAGGCAATTGGTGGTATAATGAATAGTGTAATTGGAGGTCTTACAAAAGGTATTATGCCATCTTTAGGTGGAATATCTGGTATTTTGGGTGGATTTAGTCCTGGCGATTTCCTTAGAGGTAAAGCAGAAAATTTACAATCAATCGCAAATATGTTTGAGTGTCAAGAAAAATCAGATGATGAATCTATGACAGTTCAGCAATATATTATTGGTGGAGGACCAGCAGAAGCATTTGATTCTCTTATAGACAATATATTATCAGTAGCAAATACAGCAGATTCTTTAACCGAAGGATTAGTAGATGCTGTTCAAGGATTTAATATTGGTGGTATAAAAGGTAGTTTAGGTATATTTGACTTTATGAATCCAAGTGTATCTGTTCCTGGATTTAAGAGTCCACTTGGAGAATGTTATAGTGGACCTCCATTAGGATGTGCTGGTGTTAAACTTAATATCTTTGGTGGCGGTGGTATTGGTGCAAATGCTAGAGCAATTTTTGGTGATGTAATTGGTGAAGGTGTAGAAGCAGTTGGTAGTATTATTGGTATTGATTTAAAGAGTGGTGGATCTGGTTATAATGCTGCACCTTTTGTTGAAATTGTTGACACTTGTAATAAGGGATATGGTGCTGTTGCTAGAGCAGTAATAGATCCTGATCCACAATCACCTACTTATCAGCAAGTTGTTGATGTTATTGTCCTTACTCCTGGTGAAAATTATCCAGTTAAGAATACTGATGGTGAACAAAATGAACCTGTCATAGTTGATCATGTAACTATTATTAATCCTGGTGAAGATTATGATAGGGATGATAAGGTAATTGATGATGCAGGTAATGAATATACTACTTTTGTAGATGATTTTGGTAGAATTGTTAATGTGATTCCACCAGACGGTACAATAATGAATACTCCAGAAATAAATGAGTTCCCTGAACTTACGGTACAGACTACAACTGGTTTTGGTGCAATATTAAGAGCACAGTTGAAACCAAGACCTCCATATCAAGGAGAAGTCAAGCAAGTTATCGACTGTATTAGTTGAAATAAATAGAAGGGTAAGGTATTAAAATATGGCAAAACAACCAAGTTGGCAAAAAAGACAGGTTGATTCATTTGGTAATTTTAA